ATGAAATCAACAGCTTGATCATCGACAGTGTTATCAGATTGCTCAGCCAGTTTGCGGAGCATGTCAACAATCAATCGCTTCACCTTGTCGCTGTTAAGAAACGACATCAGTACGGGACGGATAAGTGCAATCATTGTTCTAAAGGGGGTAAAGGTTTATTACCAAGGCAGACCAGCTGCTTTAGTAGGTGTGACTTTTTCGTCGATCTGTGCTTGAAGTGCTGCTTCAATCTCAGCAACCTTCTCAGCACCAAAATGTTCTTTGACCCAGCCAACCACAACTTCTTCAGTCAGGTCAGCATAGGGTACCGTCACGTCACCGTCAAAACCAAGTGACCCGTAAGCACCAGCGGAGAAAAATTCGCCGGACTCACTGTTAGGGTCAACTTGATCAGACAGGGCGCTTACAGTATAATGAACAGTGTTGACCTTGCCATCAGCAACAGTGCGGTCAAGGTTTGCAACTTTCCAAGTATAAGTAGTAGCCATTAGTAAATAAAATTAGGATGGTTTAACAGGCCAAACAGGGTTGGCAGGGTCAGGGGTGTTTGCCGGAAGGTCACGCAACGCTTGGCGGTACGCCCTCATCTCGTCGGTCATAACAACGTCAGGCATACCGAAGTAATCGGTTTCGGTTAGACGCCTATTCCGCTCACGACGAAGTTCATCCATCAGCACTAGCGGCAAAACATCGCGCTCATACGCATCTTGTGCTGCGTTTTCTTCGTCCGTAAATGGGACAATGGTAGTCTCTTCGGTTTCTAAATTAAAAACAGAAATTGTACGTGTCATTTTAATTACTCCTGAACAACTCGGAACGCGCCAGTGTCAGATGCCCCGGCATCCCAACCTAGCCTAATTTGTGTAAGTACACCTGACAGCTGCTTTCTCCCTCCAAAGCCACACATCAGCGCGGAGCCTGAATCTCCAAAATAAGCTTCAGCGATATAAACATGACTTGTGTCATGCATTTTGAAAATTACTATTCGTCCGTTTAGGCTGTGAGAAGCACTCCCGATAGGAATCCTAAATTCACCAGTGAAATTTTGGTACGACCCAGAGCTTCCACCATTTTGATAGTAACCTGTCGAACCGTAACCTGACGTTTCGAATCCACCAGAATCGCCTAAATACATTGTTGGCCGGTAACCACCGTTAGGACTCCAGTTATAGACATTGATTGTTACTTTTTTAGTACTTGAGCTAATTCCAGTAAAGTCCTTGTATTGTGTCGTGCCAGCTGCGATCCATGACCCATAAGTTGCTCCAGCAGGAGTCGCCCACTGCGGAGCACTGCCAGAACCTTGGCTAGTCAGTACTTGACCGCTTGTGCCGTAGTTTGCACCACCAATGCCGAGCTGACCATTTGGACCAAAACGGAAACGCTCAGTTGTATCGCCGGTAATTGTCAAATGAGAGCCGGTAGATTGACCAAACTTCCAGCTATAAGAGCCGCCTCTATCTAGGTTTAGGATTGTTCCGCTAGATGGACCGCGCACATGCAAAGTATGGGCGGGAGTTGAAACGCCAATCCCGACGTTGCCCGAGCTGTCGATGCGGGCGCGTTCAAGTGCTGACGAACCATTGCTAGTTCTGAGTACAATGTTTCCGTGCGAAGTATTGTTTTGCGATTGAATATAAAGACTGCCACTAGCGTTGATAAATCGTCCAATGCTGTTGGTAGCCCCACTATCTTGAAGGTCAAATGTTGCGTTAGCAGCATTAACGTGAAGATTAACGGCAGGACTCGTGGTGCCAATACCTACACGGCCTGACTCGTCAATCAGCAGGCGATTAGTAAGCGTGCCGCCGGTAGTTTTTGTGGCGAATAACAGTTGACCGCCACCCAAAGATTCAGAACTTTGTATGCGTCCAGCAGACTCAACGGAGTTTGCGAGGAAATCAATAATTGGAGCTTGACCTGAATTGGTAAAGTTAATTCCGGCTGAAGTATTAACTTGCACGTCAAATATAGAGCTGGGCGAACTAGTCCCTATGCCTACACGCCCGGAGGAGTCGATGCGGAGTGCTTCAGTGGCATTTACATTAAGTTGTAGATGATTTGTAGAATGATCATAAAAAATCATTCCAGCTTGCTGGTGTTCTGGATCCGAGAAGTTAATCCGGGCGTTGCTTGTATTTGGAGTAATAAACGTTAAACCGGCGTTTCCGCTGTTTTCAATAACCAGCTCATCAGCGTTGGGATTAGGACCAGAAGTTGAACCAGAAGATCCACTTTCGATGTGTATCTTGCCTTCAGGACTCGTCGTGCCCACCCCTACGTTGCCGGATGAGTTGATTGTCATCCGTTGAGTTGGAGTTACGGAACTGGCTGCAGTTGTCCAGAACGAAAGATCACCTGGCGACGCGCTTGCACTAGGTGTGCCGTCTATAGATGAGCGGATCTCAGCACTACGATTAGCATCTTGGTCGCTAAAACGAATAAGACCGACAAGATCGTTATCAGCCATGTCGGCTGAAGATTCACCACGGACAAGGTAAGCGTTACCCGAACCAGTGGCAGCAGAACTATTTCCTCGAACAACTAATTTAGTCGGACCAGTAAATGATGTCGCCCCCACCAGCAGCCTGCCGGTTGAGTCGAAACGAGCACTTTCTGAACCGTCGTTAGTAAACGTGATGGTTCCGTCGGTGGCACTGTCAGATACTACAACGCTGGTGTCAAGCTCTGCAATCTGAGTAGGAGTACCAGCAACGCTATCAACGTATGCTTTGTTAGCTACTTCGTCGTTAGCAGTGGGGTTGCTAAGACCAGTAATAGTGTTACCGTTAACGTCAAGATTACCGCCAAGCTGCGGAGTCGTATCCGACAACAAGTTAAAGGCAATAGAACCTTCGGGGATAGTGATAAAACCAGTTTGCTGATCTACTTCAAAGATTGGGTCAGTGGTTTGGTTACCGCCGATCTTGAATTTACCGTTGTGGTCAGTGATAGCAGTCCAGACTTTACCGTTGTTAGATTCAGTGATCTGCTTAGTTTCGTCGGGAACACCACCATTCTCAGGAAGTGCATTGTAGTTAGTACCCGAACCGACGTACTCCATTGTGTGACCGCTAGAAGCGATCTGGGAACGAAGGAAGAACGAAGCGGTAGCAGGAGTAGCTACAGCACCATTAAGACCAAGGTTCTCACTACGGTTGTTTGGGTTAGGACGGCTAATCGTTACATCCCATCCACCACCGTTTGCAGTAGCAGACAGAATAGGATAAGTAATGCTGTTCAGCTCAACAAGCATGTTGGACTGAGGACGAGTCTCTGAACCGTGCCAGGATGCATCAGCAGTAGGTGCATCAATGGTAAAGGTAATATCTTGATCAGAAGCAGCAGTCGAAAGTGCTGCAGTAAAGATAGCAGTCGTAGAACGACCATCAGCAACCAACGCCTGATCACCAAAGTCAGTAGTAGAAGCAGCCAGGTTAGCCTGACCACCATTTAGACACTTGATGTGATACTTGTTAAAGAAGGCGTAGCTACTGGTACATTGGGCATAACCGTTGTTAGTAACAAGGATACCAGGACCATTCAGTGCAACGTGGGTGTAGCTGTCACACACCATCGAACGAAGAGGGCTACTAGTAGCAGGTGTAGCACCGTTAACCAGCAGACCACCGCCAGTAGGAGCAGAGTCAGTATCACCAGCAGCACCACCACGGGGACGGTGTGCTCTCAAATCACTGTTATCAATCTCACTATCCGAGAAATTAGTACAATTTTGGATGTAAGGAGATTTAGTAATAAACGCACCACTGTAGAATGCAGCGTTCCAACCTTGAGTAGTAGGCAGAGTAGCGTCAAGAGTGTTACCAGTACCTGTACCAGCTTTAATGCCAGTAAAGGTCATGCTGCTCAGGTAGCTACCGCTGTTCAGTTCAAACAGGTTATTGGTTTCAGTAGCTTGGGTAGGATGTACAATACAGCTACGCAGTGCTTGACCAATAATAGAAACGTTACGGCGTTTGATTTGAATAGGTGCAATTTCCTGGTAAACACCAGCAGACACCACAACAATCTGTCCATCACCAGCACCAGTAATCGGAATCAAAAGACCCGAACCACTACCGCCAAGATCTGCATTGCTTGCAGTTAGTACATCACCAATGGAGTATTCCTCAAGAGCAGTTTGCTGAGCAGCACTCAAGGTAATAGCAGTAACAGCACCACTAGACACAGTAATGCTAGCAGTCAAACCAGTACCAATACCAGTACCAGAACTGTGCGTCAAACTGACATTACTGTAAACAGCATCAACGTAGCCGGAGCCACCGTTGAAACCGTCAGCAACAGTAGTAGAAAGACTAATCTCACCGTTGATTTGCTCAATAGCACTTGTAATAGACGCTTTAGGCGTACTAATACGGTGACCATTGTTGTTATCATCACCGGATGCTACATCTACATAAACAACATTAGGTTGTGAGGTAAACGTACCACCAGAAGTAATAGCAACCCAACCAGTACCGTTCCAAACAGACAACGTAAGGTCATCGTCATTTTGAAGCCAGGTTTTACCAGTTTCCCAGTTACCTACAAGACCAGGGTTAGCAGTTTGAACAAGAGTATCGAACCGTTTAGCAGCAGCTAGAGTGGTAAAGATCGTGGTATCGTTTTCAGTAGCCCCACCGTCTTGCTCAGATTGAGTAACAATGTTACCGGCGTTAATCCGATTAAGATTAAGAGCACCTGCTTCAACACTAAGGGTGATAGTACCGTCACCGTCATCGGTAACAGTAATACCAGAACCATCGCTAGTAATATCATTTGCAATGGCGACATCAATCATGTCACCAATCTTTGCTGTAGTAGCAATGGTAACATCATTGTCTGGATCAGTTTCACCAGACGTAATGATGTCAGCATTCTTGATACGTGCAAGGTCAATAGAATTGTTTGCAAGACCAAGAGTAATGGTGCCATCACCATCGTCAGTTACGGTAATACCAGTACCATCGGTACCAATATCATTAGTAATAATTTCATCGATACGATCCTCAATAGCTTGAGTAGTAGCGACTTGGGTATTAGTAGCAGACCATGCTTCAGTGGAATCAACAATGTCTGCAGGTTTGATACGGTCAAGATCAACCGAACCAGCACTAATACCAATCGTCACTTGACCGCTAGCACCAGTCTTATTCAGACCGGTACCATCGACAAGGATGTCAGTTTCAATGACGTGATCAACATAATCCTTGACAGCACCAGTAGTAGGAACTGCGTCGTCGTTGTCAGGTATGACATCGCTAAGTGCTGCCAGTTCTGCTTTGGTCAGCGTATCATTAACTTCATCTTGGAACCGCTGATCCATAGCGGCAGTGGTAGCAATCTGAATATCAGAGCTAACCCACGTTTCGTCACTATGGATCGTTTGCGTTTCGTTATCCCAAGTATAAGCTTTAATCTCTTGAACAGCAAAGTTGTTCTGCTCAAAGTTCTGGTTAAGATCCTGAGCACGAATAGAAGAGCCCGCAAAGAACGTGCTCTTCAGTTCATCAACATTAGTGTCCCGATAGATCCTGATTGCTACATCTGAAGCAGGTGCAGTATTAAATAGGATCGTAGTAGCGTTGGCAAAAGAGTATGCAGTTGTAACGGAACCGTCAAGACTTACCTTGACATCATCCTCATCAATGTATTCAAATGTAAAAACATAGGAAGTGGTAGAACCATCCCCAGTAAAATAATTTTCAGGATTAACAGCCATTACGCTAGTAAGTAATTGGGAATGGGTGGATTAACGAAGAAACTGCATCGTTTTCTGGAAAGTTTGGTAAGTATTACGCTCACGTTCTTCCCGAGTTTGATACAGCACTTCGACTTCAGGATGCTTACGGCGAACTGCTGCCCAAGCAGCATCACGCCATTTTTCAACACGGTCATTGATTAGAGTGTTATGCATGTAAGCTTGCATAGGATCTTTAGAACGATCACCACGGCGGATATCGTCGTACATAATACGAACTGATTCTTGTACTTCGGGACGTTCAGCAATACCATTTAGCTCATCTTCAAGGCTCTTACCGTTAACACGATGCTTACCCATTTCCTCTTGGAACCAAGAACGGAATTGAGGGTAGTCAGACAGGTCTAGACCGTCGAACGACCGGGTAACTGCAAGGGGCATATCGTAGTTACTGTTGTGCAGTAAGGTACGCCCAGGACTTTGTTCAAACCGAACGTTAAAGGCACTACCGGCGTTCCACATACGCTCCATAAAGTTCCAGTCCCGAACAGGTTGACCGTTCAGTACGTCAAACTTCATA